TCGCGTCGAAGCCGTTCACGCCAGATCCGGTGTCGATGCCCTCGATCTCGACTGAGAAATTCGGGAGGGTCGCGGTATTGCCGAGTTGATAGTTGGCGCAAGTGAAGTTCGCCGTCCCGGAATAACTGAGCGCCTTTGCCGGATGGTTTGTCGCCCAAAAGGGGTCAGCGGGTTGACCGTCGGATCCGAGATTGATGGAAGAAAGGCCCGGTAATCCTGCCAAGGTCGTTATATTCTTATCCCACCAGACAGTACCGATGCCGGCAATCGGCCCTTGACACAGCCCCATGATGAACGAAGCCGAATAAGTGTATTGCTGCCCGCCGCCCTTGCCGCCACCGCCGCCCTTGCCTTTGCCGCCGGTCTTCGACGCCGGTGTTGCCCTGAAGTCGTCGTAGTCGAGGAGATTGCCGGCCAACCGCGTCGTGCCGTAGACGAGCGGAATGACGCCACCATGCTGCGAGGTCTGGAACTGCAGCGATCCGACGGCCTTCTGCTGCTTGGCGTTCGACCCGCCGCCGAGGATACCGCCCACGGCGCGCCCTAGCTGCTCACGGTCGAGAACGGGTCGAAGAGCCGCACCGATCGTCCGGCGAGCTCGCCTTGCGTCGCGTCCGCATAGACGACCCCCGCATTGTGCCAAGCATGGATCAGCCGCGGCCAATTGATGACTATCGCGCCATGGGCAAAGCACCGGCCAAATCTGAACACAACAATGTCGCCCGGCTGCGGCTGAGGATCGTTGGTGACATCGGGGATCTCACGGGCATAGCGCATCACGCCCTCAAGATACCGCTCGCTGTCGCGATGCAGGTTCCAATCCGGCGGGTAAAACGGCACCTCGACATGCGAGATGACACCAGCCCTCGCATAGACCTCGGCGAGCAATGTCAGACAATCGGCCCCAACGCCTTTGACCCGCGCCATGTGATGGTAGGGAGTGCGCAGCCACTCCCGGGCTTCCTCGATGACCGCAAATCGCCGGGGATCAGCCGGGACCTTGGCGATTACGGCAGTGCGACTAGGATCGGTCAAACCGCGGTCTCCGGGGTCGGGATATACGGGAAGCCCCCAAAATGTTCCCCGTTGTTAAAGACGCTCGTGCAAGTCGCAATCGTGCGGTCGCAGCCGGGCAGCAATTGGAACTGATCGTCGGCCGCAACCGGGAAGAGAAAGGCGACCTTGACCGTGACCGTACCGCCGCTGACGAACTCGGCGACGGTACGGCCGTATCCGGCATTGGCCCCTGTAAGTCCTGTGATCGTCCCGAGGGCGAACGGCGTGACCGAGCTCGGTGCATCGGTGATCAAGGTTTGCGTCGAGCCGGCGCCCGCCGGGAAGGTCACGGCGAGGCTGGCTCGATTGAATTGGCACATCGGCCCGCCAAAGATGTGCGTGCAGGAGGCCTGCCAAAGCCGTCGCGGCATCTGAATATTGAGCAGTTCGAGATGCGAGCGGCATTTCATGTCGATCCCGGTGCGGCTGCAATCGATGTCGGAGATCCGGCCGACGAACAGGACTACAGTTCCCGGACTCGCATCGCCATAGGCTGGCATAAAAGCGCGGTCGAGCTGCAGTAATGCGCCATCTAGCTGACCTTGCCAGGCCGCTTCCAAGAAGGGCAAATCACCGATCGAATCGGTTGAGTCGGGATAGACCTTGACCTCGAGCTCGTCGACTTGGGTGCCGATGACGATCCTCGTCTTCGAACGCTCGAATTTGGGTCCTAGCGCAAAGGTTTGGCCATTGGCGGTGAGCGAGGTCGGTGCTGCCGAATACCGCAGAATGGATCCGTCGACTAAAGTGAAGGTGTAAAGGTCAACCATCATAAACTGCTCGCTGCTGTTGAGCAGCGCAATCAAGGCGGCTGAAGCAGGTTTCACGGTCGCACCGTGATGAAGGTAAGCTTTTTGAGCTGCCAGAGCTGAAACATGAAATTTTCGAACGCATAACTGTCGTCTATGAAGCGACAGCGAAAGTAATAGGTATAGTCGGCGGCGATGATCAGCCCGCTCCCCGGCGCCGTGCTGAAGGTCACCAACCCGGTGTTCGGATCGACGCTGTAGCTTGCGGGGCTTTGCGTGATGCCGTCGAGATAGATCGCACTGACGACGTTCGGCGCCACGATGGGCTCCTGGAAGCCGCCGCTGGGAAGCGTCGTGCCCATCGTCCGCTGTAGTTGAAAGACGGTAGTACTGGCATTGCCGACGCCGATCTGCTGCCCGGCGACCCGATCGTCACTTGGATCGCGAAACAGGAACGTGCCGAAGGCGCCTTGGCAGAGCATGAAGAACCCCATTAGAGTTCGGAGTTCGTCCAGGCCGGCCGCCGGATTATCGCGCAGCAAGTCAAAGACCAGCGTAAACTGCCATAATGGGTAGGGATAATCGAGCGCCCGCAACTCCCTCCCCGACACCGCGCGTTGGACGCGCGTTTGGAAGGTAGGCGATTTGGTGACGCTCCACGCGAGCCCGGGCAGCGTCGGAAAGACCAACGCCATCAGGCGGTCCGCAGCGCCGAGCCGTTGCGCATCGCTTTGTTGAGGGCGGCGACCACCAGACCTCCGTTGCTTTGAAAGAAGCGCTTGACGTCCCGACTGTCGATAGCGGAGATATTGACGACCACCGAGCTAGCGGCTGCACCGCTGCCCCCATTGGCGCCAGTCGGAGCAGCGAGCATACTTTGTAGTCCCTGAGAGATATTCGCCGGCAGCACCATCTCGTTGCTGTGAAGCTGGGCGAGCACACCACTGGGTCCTAGACTCGGCACTGCCCAGCCGCCTTGAGCGCTCGGCACGATTCCGCCATGTTGAAAGCCGAACAGAGTACCGATCCCTTTGAAGAGGCTGCCGATCAGGCCGCCTGAGCCGAACAGGCTGCCGAGTTCGAGGCCTTCGGCAAGGCCGCTGCTTGCTATTTCCTCGCCTGCGCCAGTGAGACCCCCCGAGAAGTCCTGATCGCTGCCCCCGGGCGCGCCACCGGCCAAAAGGTTGCCAATTTGGCCGAAGACATCTCTCACGGCCGAGTTGACAAACTCGGCGATGATCGATTGCGCCAAGTTTGCCAGTGCCCTCTGCACCGTCGTGGTGCCCAAAATGATACCGGTAACCGATCTGTCGATCGCGCGCTCGACTGGGGCAACTAGATCGTCCCAGACCCTTTTGTTAGCCTCCGTCAGTTTGGCGTCGAGAGCCTGCACGTTGGTTACGTATTTCTCGTAGACGAGGGCCTGTTCGTCGAGCAGCTTCTCTTCGGTGTGGCCATCGTTGTCGGCTGCCGCCAGCTTCTGCTCGTAATAGGCCTGATCATAGGACCATTTGAGGTCGAGGAGCTCTTGCTCTTGATGGATTGCCTCCGTCGCCGAGAGCTTACCGAAGGCCGCCTCATTTTGGATCGCTGCCTTATAGCGAGCGAATTTCTCGTCGGTGATCTTCTGATCGGCACTGAGCCGGTTGAGCTGGTCGCGCTCGTCTTGGGCGACGAGCTGCTTTTCGGCGCGGCCACTGACGGTAACGCTTGGAATCATGCTGTCTCCCACGGAGCCGGCAATGCTCGCAGCCTTGGCCTGCAGCGCACCGATGCTCGATCCGACTTGTGCGCTGGCGGTGCTGATCTGCGACTGCGCCTGTTGAGCGGCGGCCCCCAGCCCGGCGAACTGAGTTCGCATCGCATCCGTCGCCACCTGCACGGAATTTGACGCAGCCTCCATTCCGGATTGGAGGTCGTCCGTTTGGGCGCTGATGACGACGCTGGTTTCAATGTCAGCCATAGTTGCCCTCAATGCCGTGAGCACTCGAAAGTGCTCATTTCTCGTCGTCTGTGACGCCCGCGAGCTTCAATCGCCGCTTCTCACTCGGCGCCGTAACTCAGCAAAATCAAGCACCACCCCCGGCAGTCCGGCATGAACGTCGCCCGCGCCAAACCCGGGGCCGAGCTCGGCGAGGAGCCCTTGGAGATTCGAGCTCGCCGCGCGGCCCGGACTGGAACCGGCCGATGGTATCTGCCTGCGCTGATGTCTGCCGACACCGAGATACACCCCGACCAGGATGTGAACCGGAGGATGCTCCACCCAATATGCGGTGAGCTCTTCGAAATCGAAGAGCGTCATCTCGTCGATTACGGGGTAGCTGTAGCCGCAGGCGGTGGCGAGGAGGCCATAAATATATCCCCAGCCGTCCGCACCTCTTGGAGCGGGTCCGATGATGGTCCCGCGATCGTCAAGCCTGCCCCCGGGCTGGTCCCGGGGGCCGCTGCTTCCCCCAGGCGGCTATCACGCAGCTTTAACCCCGAGCCGGTGAGAACCGCATTCAGCACTGCACTGGCGTTGCCGAGATCGAGCAGGTTCTCGACCATCTCTGCCGTTGCCTCAGGATAATTGCGCTGCAACGCAGTGGCGACAATTTCGACGAGCACGCTGATCTGCGTCTCGCCCATTGAGGCGCCGATCTCGGTCAATTGTCGCACCTTGGGCATTAGCCGGCGCAGCTGCCCGAGAGTGAGTGGCGGCACCAGCCAATCCCGACCGCCCATCGCAATTGTCACCCCGGGAAGCATTATTCCACCGTACTCAGATAGCCGATCGTCCCGGAGGCATCGGCGAAAGCTGAGAAATCGAGCTCGTGAATCGTCCAGTCGTCGACCTTCGTCGGCAGCGACAATTTGTCGGCCATGCAGGCGTTGAGACGCAAGGCCATCCCGCTGCCGGCAAAGTTGGTGTAGAACGTCGCCTTAAAAGTCGGCGTCGTTCCCATCACCTGGTTCGTAATTGTCAGCTTGCTGCCTGATGTCGCAAGGTTGTAAGTATAAGAGATCAGTACGGCAGCACTCGCATCGGCGGATGAAAAAGTATAGATTCCGGTAGCGAAGTTTACGGAGTATTGTCCCGCTCCAGAAGGCGTTGTCACGCGATTGAAGCGCTTGCCGGTGGCGGCGTAGACGACGCCAAGGTCGTCGTTGTAATTGGTCGCGTTGGCGACAGTCGTTGTGTAAGGGGTCACCGCGGGGATGCTGGCGGCCTCGAACTGGGAGACAGCAAATTGGCCGGTCGCGGGAGTCAGCCCAAAGAAGATGTCAGAATACAGCAATCCGAGGATCTGGGCAAACTTCGCCTTACCGGTGATCTTGCCCTGTCCGCGGGCTATCGCCACCGGGAACTGAAGCTGCCCGTATAGCGGCTTGTCGGTCCAATCGAAGTCAATCTGGATATCCTGGAGCACGCCGAACTGGCGCGGGCCGATCCCGGAACTCGTCACGTCGGTGCGTTCGCCCCAGACCGCACCCGAGCCGAAGCTCAATTGCATGTCAGATACTCCCTTTTAAAACTCTGTCCTGGGCTTGAACCAGTAGCTGCTTCAGCATCTCCTTGGCGGCATGGGCGACATTCCAGGCCTGGGTATCGCGGGCGATCGCCGAGCCCGGGAAATGGTCCTGCCACCAACGCTCGATCAGCTGGTCGATCGAAGCAGCCCTGCCTCCCGGGGCGGTGCGGCTTCGCTCAATATCCTCGGAATAAACCAGGCTTCCCTCAGAATCTTCCACAGCCATCGGGATCCTCCTACGAGCAGAGTAGGTTAGAGAGGCAAAAGAACCGCGACTTCGGGTGCTTTATGCGTCACTCGGGCGTCGTCAGACGCACAAGATCTCGACCGGAACGATCGCAATGGCTTGGTCGCCCAGCACGCCCTCGTCGGTCTCGACCTTTCCGGCGATGTAGGCATGCTGCACCATCGTAGGCAATCCAAGGTTCTGAATCCCTGTCGCCGGAGATGGCGCCAGCGCAGCTGCGAGTGCGTCGAGCAGCGGGTTCAAAAGCATCGCCGGCGCCAAGTACGGATCGCTCGAATGGACGTAGATGTAGAAATCGGCGTAGAGCGTCCATATGACCGGGGTCCCAAGCCCCCTGGTCACCGCCCGCCCGCCCTTTTCGCTCATGAACAGCGCGGGCTGCTCGGCCGGAGCAAGATCGGCCCAGTGTCGGAGCCTACGGTTCGCGCTGGTGAAGCTTGCCGCACCGGCCGCGAGTGACCAGAGCGCGCCATAGATCGCTTCTCTGATGATCATCCGCCGCTCTCGCAGCAGGGGAAACCTGCGTCCCGCATAATCATTGCGATGTCGCTTCCGCCACACCCGCCTCCACCGCTGCGCGGATCGCGGGCGTCATGTCCTCGAGCCCCGAGCGCAGGAACGAGCGTTCCGGGAGATCCATACGGCGATTGTGCGCTCGCACGCTGATTGTCTTCTCGGCGATCGGCCGACCGAAGGCCTCCCTGATCCAGCGCAGGCTGGCCCCGACACTGACCGTTCCCGCGAAACCGTATTCCTGAGCGGCGCCATATCGGAGATCGGTGAAGACGCTCGCGGACACAATCCGCGCACCCTGATCGACACGAAGGTCGATACTTGATTTTAGTGCTCCGGTACGGCTTCTGAGCACCTGACCGCTCAGCTTGTCTTGCCGGACATTCCGCCGGAGGTCGATCCCAAGCTGGGTGATGCTGCGAGCCAGCCCAGAATTGATGGCGTCGGGAAGCGCGCGCAACCGCTCGAGCAACTGTTCGTCGCCGACAAGATAGGCTGTGATCACGCGACACCGGCAAGCGTTACCGCATCGGTTTGCGCCGGCGCAGGCATTAGGTATCCGGTGGTCGGCGCGACCATGCGGTACTGCTGGATTAGCGTTTTTATCGAGTCGCTCATATCCTTTTGAGAGTACGACACCGTCTCGCCACCGCCGATCGCTCTGGCGACCTCGCCGATACGACTACGTTCGCGGTAACGCAGTGCCACGAGCTCGATACAGGCCTGGGCAAGGTCGGGCGGCGTCACCGCATAGCCGGCGGTGTATTGCAGGGTCACGCATCCCGCCTTTCGTGGCACCGCGTATCCCCTGATCACGAGCTGCGTCGGGGTAAAGAGGTAGCCCGCTTGAGTCGCAAAATTGTTGACAACAACAACGCCGGGTTGCCCCGATGGGAAAACCGTGATCGGCGGGATTGTCACACCATCGACAACCACGAGGCTGACGGCACTCACCGGGAATGCCGTGAATTGGTATCGCACGTCGTATGGGCCTAGGCCGCTGCCTAGACCGTCACGAATCTCGATCCAATCCTGCGAGGCGATATGCCGATTGAGCCAGGTTTGAATGAATTGGCTCGCTGCCGTGATTAGACGCGTCAAGAGCGCGTCATCAGTCGCCGGAAAGGCGCTCTGCCCGGTCTGCAGCCACGCCTTGACATCGGCGAGCGTCGTCAGATCGCCAAAGCTTGCCCCAGGGGAAGCAAGATTGGCCATCACGCGTGTCCCGGCTCGTGATCTTCCGAGGCGGCCAGAGCATCCCACCTATGAGCGACCGGTGCCGCATTTGCGGCAATGTCGCGCAACGTTTTCATCGCCACCTTCTCGCCATAGAAAGTAGCGAGGTTCATAATCAAAAGATTGCCGAGGCCCTCTAGAGCCGCCGGCGTGCCGAGACGCATGGCCGCAGACATGAAGGCGGGCTGGATATCGCGCATCGCCATGGCCAAGGGGTCATCGCTATCCATCGTGATGGTTTTAGTGCCGTTGCTAGTCATCGTGTCGCTGCCAAGGCCACTTCACCGTCTCGCAGCGGCGCAGCTGCGGGATCGTAGACGAGATAGCCGCCATTGTGGAGCAGGTGTACGGCGACCTCGCGCGGCACCCGCACGACCCCGTTGAGGTCGTGCGGGTAGCGCTCCGTCCCGTGCCCAACGGCATCCCACACCGGGAAGACGGCCCGTAATGCGATTAGATAAGACACGGAGGTATCCCCTTCAGCCAAATCAGAGACCGTTACGAGAGTGGGTCAGCCGTTGGCAATGTTGCAGATGACACCCATTGCGAACGGCGCATAGACGGCCAGAACTTCCTCGGCATAGACACCGACTTGGCGCTGGCGCGTGACGATCGGCCAATCGATCTGATAGTAATCTTGCCGGGTCTTGATCTCGGCGACGTTCGGCACCTCGTTCGACTGGTACTGAATCGGCAGGTTCTCGGCCCAGCCGATGATCGTGCCCGGCGGCACGCGCGGGTGGATCTTGATCGGGATCCGAAGCCCGCCATCGATGGCGAAAGGATTATAGTAGAACTGCACTACCCCGGATGCTGTCACGTGATATTCGCCTTGACTCCCGTCTGCCGGCGAGTCGTAGCGCAGCAATGGCCCCGACGCGTTCGACAGCACCTTGCTGGTGATGTTCTTCAGCTCTTGAGAGTTGACGTAAAGGACGGTCGGCGACAGCTCGAAATTGTCCCACATCTTCTGAAACATCGTGTCGATTTCGACGACCGAGCCGCGACCGGACGCAGTCAGCGGCGTCCCACTGCCCGCTGTGCCGGTCGGCATGACGCTGACATAGGCGTTCGACCCGGGTTTGAGCGCCGTGGTCAACAACCCGTCATAGGCATAGCTGGAGTTGGCCGAATTGTCTCCAGTAATCGCGGTCTGTGACTGGTTGCCGGTGCTGAGCGGGGCAGTGACGGCAAAGCTGTTGATCGTCGTGATCGCCTGCAAGGTTTCGGTCCCGGTCGCTGTCGAGATATACCAGGCATAGGCAACGGCGCCCGGTATCGCGACGACGCTGCAGAACAGGGTCTGGCCGAGGGTTACCGCCTGGCTCGCCTCTGCGCTGATGTTTGACGAGCCGCCGGACAGCGAATAGCTCTTTCCGTCGGCTCCCGTGACGGTCTTCGAGGTGGCGATGCCGTTCAGGACGGTCGAATTCTGGAAACCTTCGACGGTCAGGCCGACGACCTTGACGAAGTAGGTTCCCGAGGGAAGTGTCGCGCCGCTGCCCGATGCCGACAATGTCGGGGTCGCCGGCGTGCCGAGTGTTAGTGAGGCGTTGCCGGCGAGGATCGCCATCTCCTCCTTGAGCATCATCTTTTGCAGCAGGCGAAAGGTCATTCGCGCCTGAATATCCTCGAATTGGCGTCCTGCCGAAATCGCTTCGAAAGTCGCCGCGTCCTCCTCGCCAATCGTCACATAAGTGGCCGATTTGTTCGAGGTCGAATAAGACATTTGGCCCGAGCGCTGGCCTTCTGGTACCCAGCCCATAGCATCGAACCCGGAGCCCATGATTGTGTTGACCTGGCGCCAGTTCGTCGCTGAGCCGGTGCCGCCGCCGACGCGCGGCATAACATTCCGGATCGGGGTCACAAACGGATAGAGGTTTTTGGCCGGTGCTTGAAGGTCATAGGCGAGCAGACCCGTCGCAGTCGAGATCGACTTGGCGAGCGCGTTGTCTGGCTTGGCCAGAGCCCCCTTCAAGAGCTCCAGCGATTCCTGAGTGATCGGATTCATCAAAAAATCCTCCCGAAAGGGGGGCAACGAGAGGCCTGGCCGAAAGGCCGGGCCGGGCGACGGCTTCTCGGCTGTAGCGCAAGCGGGCGCCTGCACGTCGCCGTAAGACGAAGCTCGGCTTCGCCGCGAGGCCGTATGGCGTGCACGTTACGCTAGCAAGTGCTCCAGTTTGCCGAGTGCAGTAGTGATATCGTGCTCAGCGGGTTCGGCCTGGAGGTCGCCGACCCGCTCCGACCTAAGTCAGCGTTCGGCTGTCGTTACGCCGAGCACCCGGATTGGATTGGCATAGCTCGCCTTGATCAGGGTGAGAGTCTGCTCCTCCTTGCTCATCTTGGCAAGCGCGGACGCTATTGCCTCCGGCGAGAGTGGGCTGTCTCCGGCGCTTCCTGTGCTACCGCCGTCCTGCTGCTTCGACACCGAGACGCTGCCTCTGGCGATCGTCAACGGCGGAAGCGGAGTGCGGGCGATGTCGTCGACCCGCTTCGACAGCCGATCGAGCAGCGGCACCATTTCGCCGAGCGCCTTGACCAGCGCCGTCTTTTCGGCCCGTTCGTCGGCCAACACCTTGGCGAGGTCTTCCGTCCATAAAGCTTTGACTGACTCAAGTTCAGCGTCCTCAGCTTTCGCCTGGGGCAGGCTCTGATGCTCTTGTTCGCCGATACTTGAAGCGTCGCATTTGGCGCCGGCAGCGACCAGGTGGCCGTGCGCCGTGCGCAGGTGCGCCATCGTTTCGGCGGAATGGCGAGCCCCAGCCTTAGCGACCTCTTCGGTGTCAGCGCTTCCTGCAGGCGCCGGTCCCAATTCAGGACTTGGCGACAGCTGAAAGCATGCCCCACCGGTCAGCTTGCTGATGCATTCATGGGCGATATCCATTAGGTCCTGGTGCGCGCGGCCGCGCTTGCCACATGCGCCCGACCCTTTTGGACTGTCGACCGTGGCATTGTCACCGAGGTGGAAATCCGATGGCGGCGCCTCTGTCTGCGGCGCCATATGCTCGATATTGCCCGCTGCGTCGACGGTCGAAGTCTCCCACGGAGCCGCGCCGGCCTCGCGGAGATGGTCGCAAGCCCCGACCATGTGCGCCTTCTCATCGACCGACAGGCCGTCGATCTTCAGGCATTTGTCGCAAGCGCAGAGAGCCATGTCCACGAGCGCTTGGTCACCTTGCGAATGCTTGGCCTCGGCCCTCGCCAAGGGCAAGCTCTTGGCGACGAGAGCGGCGGCGAGCTTCTGCATGTGCGGGTTCCCTGTCTTGAGGAGAGCGGCAATGCGCGCAGCTCCGGGGATACTGGCGGCCATTGCGAGCAATTCGGAAGCGCGCTGCGGGAGACACTCGCCATCCAGTTGCACGTCGCCTAGAAGCTCATCCATTTCTTTGGCCACTAGCGCGTTCAGAAAGCCGCACATTTCTGTGATGATCGCCTGGAGCCGCGGCCGCTGCGGCGACGCATCGCCCTCGATCGCTGCCTCGACCTCGAGTGCTTCCTGGAGCCAGTCGAGGTCGTGAATTATTTGAGCCACGTGACCGACATCACAAAGCGCCTTGGTCAGCGCTGCGGAAGATGCCCTTTCGTCACCCTTGGCCGAGGGAGGCCCCGCGATGTCGATCTTCTCCTTCCAAGCGGCGATGATGGCAGCTCTGATACGGCCGACTTGATCGGCAGTGTATCGCTGAGCGTTGCTGGGTCTGTTGATGTAGTTCCAGGCAGCGCGAATGTGGCGCTCTGTGTCGATCGGGTAACGAGGCTTTCCGTCCGACTGGTATCCTGGATCGGCGTAATTTAGTTCCTTGTGGCCCCCGAGCGAACTGCAGGACGTGATCCTATTCTCACAGTCATCAGCCCCCTGCTCCCCGCCAGGGGCAAGCTTGGCGAGCACCCCTTCGGCTGTCTCGATTGCTCTTTTTGCTGCGTCGATCGCGGCTTCGGTTTTGGCAGCACTGTCGGCCTCTCGCTCGCCCCCCGGCAGCGAGGTGAGAGTCGTTTGTGGTGACGGCAGCAGATGAAGGTCTGCTGCGCCGAGCGCGCGCCTTTCGAGACATTTGACCGCGTCGCCTTTGCCGCGATGATGATGGTCCGCCACCCCACAAGCCCAGATCTGAATCGGAGGGTTGAGCGGCTCTCGCGTAGCCGGTGTTGATGGCACTGGATCCCCAGGACCTGGCCCGGCGACGCCTGCGGCGGCTTTCCAGCAGTCGAAAATCGCTTCCGGATTCGCCGGACGATCGACGAGCGAGATTTCGTTGAGGACCAAGCCGGTGATAGCCTTGGGGTTGCCGGCCTCGCGCTGTGTGACTCGGCCGCCGATCGAAAAGCCGCGGTAGACTTGGGTTCTAACTTTGGCGATCGCGATTGGGTCGACGACATGGGCGACGATGCGCGTCGCCCCATCGTCACCCACCTCGGCTTCGAGCGTCGTCCCAGCGGCCGAGAGCTGGTGCATCTCGCGCAGTGCCGGGAAATGCATGTAGTCGGGGATCGCCGCGCGCATCGCGTCAGCCCGAACGATCTCACCCTGGTCGTCCACTACCTCCGACGACGCGATCCCGTGCACCCGCACGGTTCCATCGTCCTGAGGCTCGACCTTTTGTATTGCGCCATAGAGTCGCATAATCAACATCCCGCCAATGAGCCGCGCGAGCGCGTCCTGTAGCTGGTCATTTTCCCGACGACTCCCGACCAAGCGATCCCGCATCAGATCCCCGGTCGCCGGCGGCGACAGGCGCTGGCTGCGAAAGCGTCGGGAGCGGCCGGCCTACCGCCTGTGCCAGTATCTCGATCGCTTCAAACACCTGACCCGCCGCCGTCGAATTGTCCGGAACGAGAATTTTGACCGCCGCGGCGGCGACACCCGCCCAGACAGGGTCTCCCGTAACGAAATAGCAGACGGAGCCGGCGAGGATGCCAAGGCCGATGACCGTGCTGGGCTGGGGTGGCCAGCGGAACGCTGTCTTCTGGAACATATGTCTGTTACTCGATCAGTTCATCGCATTGACTTCAAACTAGGTGGCAACCACGTCATTGGCTGCGCCGGTCGTGTAGGACGAACCCGTAAGGGCAATGACAATAGCGCCCGACTCGACCGCTGTCGGGAAGACCGGCAAGCCGATCCCGCCATGAATGCCGCCGAGGATCACTGTCCCTTGCGCGTACTGCGTGTTAGAGTTGGCAGGGCCGTATTTGAAGACGTTGGCCGTCAGCTGCCAACCGACGTTGTTGTTCGGTATCGTCCCGTAGACCCACGGACCCGTGTCGGCGATCACGTTGCCGCCGGTAACCACTCCCGCGGAGATCGTGGTATTGCACCACAGCTTGACACGCTTGTCGTTGGTTGTGGCTCCAGTGCGGCCTTGGGCGGTGATGCAGAGTCCACGGCCAGCGACATCAAAGCTCGATGCCGGCAGAGTGTAACTCGCCAGTACGTCGTCGGCGGTATCCGCATTATTGCCGGTGAGTGCGCTGCCGATCTGGCGGTTCAGATTGCCGTCCGCGAGAATAGTACCGGTTCCGTTGCCAAAATACGTCAGCATGCTAGAGGGCACGACACCGACCCCGGGGACGAGCCGTCGAGTACCCAGATCGCGGCACCGATCGCTGCCGACAGGCAGGTCCAGGCGCGGCTAGTCGAGGTGTTGAGCCAGCGTGAGCCGACCGAATAATCCTGCGTATGATCGTCGGAAGCACTTGGATCGGTCGTCGCCGAAAGGTTGTCATAGGCGGGCAGCATGGCGCAGCCGCTGCGGATCAGATCGATCACATCGCCGGTCGCCGCCGCGGCGATGACGCCCTTCGCGTCCGCCGTGTACGAGGCGCCCGATGTCTGATACCGCGCGTAGGGGGCAGGTGCGAACAGCTTTGTGGTCATGGCCGAGTTTTCCTGACTGTCACGAACCCGGTGGTTTGCAAAGGACCGTTGCGTTAAGCTTGAGCATGCGGCCATCGCTTAGAGCGGCCGAGGCTTCGAGGATATAGGTGCCGCCGGCCGCGGTGGTCGGCATGCCGCCGATCGAGGCGACCGAGAAGAACCCAGCACGTGTTTGCAGCGAGCCATCGGCCGAGGCGCGCAGCTGGATTGCTGTCTGGGTCGAGACCGACAATACCCGAGACTGCGGCGCCGGGTCGGTGGCCGTCTGAAACGGGGCTAGCGCGCAGGTCCAACTCGTCGAAACCATCGTCGCTGCACCCATATCCGCGGTAAAATCGAAAGCGAAGTTGTCGATCTCGCCGATCTCGATCGGATCGAACGGCGTTGCCAGGCGCATAGCCGAATTCCTCGTTGGCCTCTAAAGCGGGTGGCTACTGTGTGAAACCCCGAAGACGCTCTGGTCGCCGAGCAAGTCCGGCAAGCCTGTAAGCTCGAAGGAGGCCGAGCCAGCAAGACGCCGAATTTCAAGGCAGGAACGGTACCGCTTTTTGCAAGAACATTGCCAGGATCAAGCCACCGACGCCGTTGCAAGGTGCATTTGGCCCTTGCGTCGCGGATACCAAGAGTCGATCGGCCTCGATCAGTGAGGCCAAGCCGGGCTTTGGTGCAGTCTCGACCGCATCGGCGACGGGCCCCAAAGCGAGCCAGCACGCCGCTCCTTGCGGGTCACCACCTTGGGTCGCGACCTGTGCCGCGTTAGTCAGATCGGCGGCCGCGAGCTTGCCGACCTCGGCACATCCTGATAGCGCCAACAAGGGTATAAGTGCGTAAGGAACAAAGGGTCGCTTTTTCATTGCTTGAGCCTTTTTACAGTGTAGATCGGATCCTACCGGCACCGCGACGGCCACGAACGAATGGAAGCCGGTCGCGGTCTTTTCACAACCGTTTCAGAACACGCAGGCGGCCCGGTGTGCTGAGGAGGCGTCGTTTGCCGGGGGAGG